GGATAGGCAGACGGCGATATGGAGCCTTGAAGCTGATGATGTTGCCATCAATCTCGCGCTCTGGCTTGCCGTTTACGGCGATACAGATAGTTTCGAGCAACTTCTCTGTGAAAGCCATCATCCAGTTGTAGTCCTTGTACTGAACATAAAGTTCCATACAGGTGAACTCAGGGTTGTGGTTACGGTCCATACCCTCGTTGCGGAAGTTCTTGCCAATCTCATAAACACCCTCGAAACCACCTACGATGAGGCGCTTCAGATAGAGCTCGGTAGCGATACGCATGTACATATCCTGGTCGAGTGCATTGAAGTGGGTGATGAATGGGCGGGCAGAAGCACCACCTGCGATGCTCTGGAGAGTAGGAGTCTCTACCTCTGTATAGCCAGCGTTGTCCAAAACGCTGCGCAGGGTGCGGAGCACGGTGGCACGCTGCAGGAATGTATCCTTCACACCATCGTTTACGATGAGGTCAACATAGCGCTGACGGTAACGCAACTCTGGATCATCAAACTTATCGTATGCTACGCCGTCCTTGTACTTCACGATAGGGAGTGGCTTCAAGCTCTTGGAGAGCAGACACAATTCCTTGGCGTGAACAGAAATCTCGCCAGTCTGTGTGCGGAATACGAAACCCTTTATGCCGATGAAGTCACCGATGTCAAGAAGCTTCTTGAATACTGTATTGTAAAGGTCTTTGTTCTCGTCTGGACAAATCTCGTCGCGGGCGATATAGACCTGGATTCTTCCCTTTGAGTCCTGCAACTCAGCAAAGCTTGCTTTACCCATTACGCGGCGACCCATCATACGGCCAGCGATAACTACCTGGCGTGGCTCGTCCTCGTCCTTGAACTCAGCTTTGATATCAGTGCTGAATGCATTGGTTGGAAACTCTGCTGCTGGGTATGGGTCGATGCCCATCTCGCGCAATGTCTGAAGACTCTGTCTGCGAACGATTTCCTGTTCGCTTAACTCTAAAATGTTCATATTATATTCAGATATATCTTTTTATTTTCTTATTTTTGGTGCAAAAATACAAATAATTTTCCAAACTCTTGTGCTATTTTTATGCTTTTTAATATAAATAAGGTGATTTATATGCAATCAATCACTTCCTTTGCCACATCTATAGGGCTTCCTTCTGCTTTCGATGAATATGGGCTTTTCTGTAGAGTCCATGGTTCTTCCAGTCCGTACCAGTCGATTTGTGGAGTATTTTGCAGCGATAATTGGCTGGCTAGCGATTTCATGAAGGTACTCCAGCGCAGGTAGTAGAAATCCTTCAGCAATCCTTGCCATTCCTTGTGACCGTAATCGTGAAGCCCACCATTATCAGCACAGATTCTGTTGCCCCAGGTGGTTATCTGCACGCGGGCGTTCCATTCGTAAAGGTCCTTTTCTTCGGCTGTCTTTCCTAAGTTTCTGGCTTCTTCTATCCAGTGCCCCAGACGGAACTCCTGACGGGTGCCGAGCAACTTGTCCTGTAGCAGAATCATCTTCAGGAAGCGATTGGAATCCTTCTTGAATTCCTGTCGTGAGAATGACTTGTAATCAGCCATGGTCTTCAGATACTGCTTGCGCCCCTGGTCGGCGAGTGCCTGGCGACAGATGTCTACCAGATCGTACTCGAAGTTGTTGTTGCCCCGATATTTCTCTGCTACGCTGGTAAGGAGAATGGCAGCCTGGCGGGTATCCTCCGGGTCGTAGTAGTTGCTCATCAGCGACCAGGTGGAAACCTGATAACTGTTCAGCGATGGACGGGCGCAGAAGATGCTCTCGTGGGTACCCTGTTGGATGTTGCCCTTCGGACAGTTGTAGATGCTTTGCGCAAGAAGGGTCCATGCTTTTTCGATGGTGGCATCGTGAACGCCATATCTGGCATAGCAATATTCCCTGATCCAGTCTTCCTTGGTTATCTTTTCTGCACGCCATGGCAACTCGCTCATCAGTTCGAACATCACGGGGTTGTTCTCTGAACCTTCCATGGTGAAGCCCCAACCTTTAAGTGAAGAGTGAAGAGTGAGGAGTGAAGAATTCTCTTGTTTTGGGGTGTCCTTTTTCCCTGTTGCCAGATAGAAGTTATTGAGAAGTTGATCCATTCGCCCGTGGAGGCCCACGTTGCCTCCGAAGTTTTCGAGCAGACAGAAGAGCCACTGGTGCTTACCGTAGATGCCTTCTTTCTTACTCGTGCTGAAATTTTTCTTCCCAGTGCCGGATGTATTATCCTCTGTGCAGAAATCTTCGAAGTTCTGACGGCTTTCAGAAAAGAGGTCGAGAACAAGCAGGTCGCCTACCTTCAGGTTGGCTATCATTTGGGGTCTTGGATTCTCGTTCCATCCCTGTACCACCCAGATAGCATGCGGATTGGCTCGCTTCATCGCACTCATCAGGGCTTCTCCTGCCTTGCCGTAATCCACCGCAGCATCGTTGCCGCTTTCATGGAATGGGTCCATGGAGTAGTAATCGGATTTGCCGTAGAGTCGGGTCAACTCCTTATAATATAGGTCGGCGATTTCTGCAAACCGGCTATCGGTAGGGGATAGGTTGGCTGGGCGCTGGTAACTGTTCCATCTACCGGCATCGGTTACGTTCAGTCCCAGTTTCTGTTTGGCATCGTGAGGTACCATGCCGCAATATCCTGGTAAAACGGGTTTCATGCCCATCTCCTTCATTCTGGCAAGAATCTTCTTCTGCAGGGCTTCCTGCTGCTTGTACCAGTTCAGGGGTAGTGGACCGCCCCAACCTTCCAGGTTGTTCATCTCCCACCAGGCAAGGAAGGCAGGACCGGCGATGAATTTGCCTACTTCCTCCTCTGAGTATCCCAGTTTCAGGAGCATGTTGCGCCATACGCTTTCTGTGCCCACGGCGGCAAGCGGCATATTGATGCCATGCAGCGCCATCCAGTCTATCTCTTTCTGCCATCGGTTCCAGTCCCAGAATGCCATCGTATAGGAAAAGGTGCAATAGTTGAAGTTGTAGCGCAGCTTCAGGTCTGTTTCGTGGCGTTCCTTCTGTTTCACGGCAGGAAGAACGGCTGGCAGCTTCACGTTCATGTTGTTCCAGGAGATGTGGATGCCGGCATGGTGCTTCAGATACCAGTTGATGCCCACGGCGATGTTCACCCAGGAGTTTCCCCGGATGATAATTGGGTTGTTTTTGCCTGTGGCAGATTTTGAAGCGGCTGATGTGCTGTTTCCTTTTCTAGTTCTGGCTTGGTCTATCTCGAAGAAATCCTTGTCCGATTTCACAAGCACGGTTTTAAACTTGGCGGCGGCTCCCTTGTCTATTCGATTCAGAAGGTCGTCTGCCGGATTGGCGAATGCTCCAAGAGCAACGGTGCATAATAGTCCTATAAGTACTTTTCTCATAAAGTTGTTATTAGTATTTTAATTGCCGAATACAGCTATATTTAGGGGCAAAGATAACGGAAAAAGCTGATAATACCAAGTAAAAAGTGCTTAAAAGATTAAAAAAGACTTTTTTATCTTTACTGAATTAGCTGCGTAACTAATTGATAATCAACTAGGGAATTTCGGAAATTTGCATGTTAAACACCGAAAATGCACCGAGTTGCGAATCCAACAAGTTGCAGATACTCAAACAGTTGTATGATTGAAATGAAACAAATGTTTGATAAAATGGCTTGTTTTTCACAAAAACGGTGCAATATGGTGGTACTTTAAACCTTACTTTTCCAACATCTTTTTGGTAAGCCTATCGATAGTGTTCTGCTGGCTTTCGATAGTCTTGTTCTGTCTCTCAACGATAGTCAACAGGTTTGCCTGATTGCCTTTCGTAAGCTCCTCGCCCATTACCAGGTAGTTGGCATCAACCCAATCTACCGCATTGATAATCTTCACCATGATATCGTAGCTAGGGGCATTTCTGCCCGATACGATATTCTTGATAGTCGTCCATGGCACACCTATTTTCTTTGCAAATGTTGCAACGGTGTGGCCCTCTCGCTCAATGATGCTGTTTACTCGCTCATTGATGGTTTCTGTAGTTACTTCTGTACCCATAATCTATAATTTCAAACAAAATGCTGAAAAAATACAAAATAATCAGTGAAATATTTGGTAATATCACCGAAATGTTATAAATTTGCAGCGTGTTAATAATTCTCACGGTGCAAATATACAAAAAATATCGCACATAATGATGATTTCAAACAAAAATTTTAAAAATATGGGTTTTAGTGAGTACATGAAGAGTCTTCCGTACCCACGACGTGAGGTTGTGGAAGAGATTGCTGAGAAATGCAAAGTTTCTAATAATTCCGTCTATAGATGGATTCAGGGCAAGTCTAAGCCGAACGCTCTATGCAGAGGACTTGTCGCTGATTATCTTGGTATGCAGGAGAGCGAACTTTTTCCGGATTGTTAATATGGAGTCAACTGAATTCTATAATACTCCCGAGGGTTGCGTTATGTACAAGCCGATAGGGAAGCCCGTCCAGGAACTTACGATTGATAGTCGAGCTGTCATCGAGGAGATGCTTGACACGATTAAGGTAAGATACCCGAAGGCGTTTAAGGCTCTATGCGAGCAATATACTACGAGTGAATTGAACAGACAGGTTTTCGAGTTTAATATTGTATCTCGCTTCTGCCGCTGCAACTTTGGAGAATACGATGCGAACACACCAGATGTTGACGCTGACGGATTCTTTCATTTTGAGGAGGTCAAGTGCCCGCTTCGTGGAGAATGCAGGATGGAAGGAGTAATCTGTAAGCCGGAGCTTAACTCGAAGCTTACAAGCCGAGAACTTCAGATAATAGAACTGATTTCAAAGGGGCTTCAGGCTCAAGAGATAGCTGACAGATTATTCATTTCCATTAAGACCGTGCAGAGACACCGGGAGAACATCAAGGCGAAGCTTCAGATGCGAACCCTGGCACAAGTCTCGGCCTATTACCTCGAACATGTTAGGGGGAATTAGTTATGGCAGCTGAGAAATGCGCAACATGTAGCGATGGCAGAACTTGCATCAACGGCAGGTTCTGTCTCAAAATGAAGAAATATGTAGAATATTCTGATAAACCTGTTTGTAACAATGAGCAATAAGAAGTGGACTAAAAACGATATCGCTTACTTGACAGATAACTATGGGAAGGTAAGCCTTGAAGAGATGGCTTCCCGCCTTGGACGTTCAGCAATGGCAGTCCGCCTGTATGCCCTGCGGCATAGGCTAGACGAGAAGCACCAGGTAGTAAAGGAGAACCGATTGAAGAAACTGCTGGAATACCGCTTCCGTCATCTCGAAGATTTCCATCCTAGCAGGTTCTTCTTTAAGGAGACGGGTATTAACCAGGTGAGATACTGGGATCTATTCTTTGGACGCAAGTCTATCACTCCGTCTGAATATAAGGCTGTGGCCGAATACTTCAATATTACAATATCCGAAGCATTCGACTCCCTTCAGCTTAATCTATTTGAATAATAAACAATGCAGAATATGAAAATCAACTCAGACTTCATCAACGATGTCAAGAGCAAGTTAGATATCGTTGATGTAATAGGTGCTTATATCAATCTTCAGAAGGCCGGTATCAATCACAAAGGTATATGTCCGTTCCACCAAGATAATCATCCATCGATGATGGTAAGCAAGACAAGGCAAACGTATCATTGCTTTGTGTGCGGCGAGCACGGAGACGTTCTGGACTTCCTTCAGAAGTACAACCAGATAACTTTTACGGAAGCCTTGCGTTTAGCCTGCAAGCTTGCCGGTGTGGAATTCCCGGAGAAAGAAGCCACTCCCGAAGAAAATGCCGCCTATAAATTATTGGAATCTCGCCGTATAGCCATTGATGCTGCGGCTAAGTTCTACCAGGGCAATCTGTCGCAGGCAGAAAGTTTTTTGAGAAGTCGCGGATATGATAGCAGCAACAAGGCGCTTGCCGAATATGGAGTAGGCTATGCTCCTTCGGGTAATGTTGCTATGCGTAAGCTTACCGAACAGGGGTATAACCTTCAGCTCTTGTCAGATGTCGGGGTTCTCGGCAAGTCACAGGATGGAAGAAGCTACGATTTCTTCCGCGACCGCATCATGTTCCCGTTCTACGATATATCGGGTAGAGTTATCGCTTTCTCGGGCAGAATCGTCACCCCAAACGATAACGCAGGCAAATATGTCAATACGGGTGAGACTCCGATTTTCAGAAAAGGTCAGCACATTTTCGGACTCTATCAGGCGAAAAAGGCAATAGCCAGAGCTGGCTTTACTTACCTGGTAGAAGGTCAGTTTGATGTAATTACCCTGCATCGGTATGGGGTAGAGAACGTGATTGGCGGTTCCGGAACAGCATTTACAGACGATCAGGTAAGACTCATCCTGCGCTTCACACAGTCTGTGGTCATGATATATGATGCAGACGATGCCGGAATGAAGGCGGCAGTCAAGAACTGCGAACTGCTGCTGAAGGCAGGCATAAGTATAAGATGCGTCCGTCTTCCGAAAGGGTATGATCCGGACAGTTATGGCCGACTCTGCAAGGAGGAACTGAAGCAAAAGCTCTTTGACATTACAGAGACCTTCCCGAAAGCACTAAAGAGGATGCTAGTTCCTCGCGGCTGCAAAGATGAAGCAACCATTGCTTCAGCCATGAATACGATATCCAATCTGGTAGCGTGCGTTCAGGATGCAGGCTTGCGTCTGGAATACATGAAGAGTATGGCCAAGGATTTCGATACCAAGATGACGATCCTGGAAGATAAAGTGCGAGACATACGTCGTAACGTGAACGACGTCAAGAAGGAGAACATGAGGCAGGGCATCTTTGGTATCGATAGTCTCAAGGAGAATCTGAGAAACAACGAACCGGCGGTTATTACCTCATCTATCGACACCTTCCTGGAATCGTATGGAGATAACCCTATCGTGTATGCAGTAGGAATGCCATCGTCTACAGATATCCAGAACTTACGCCGAATCTGCTGCTATTTCGTAACAACAGAAGAGGGGTGCGCTATCAACTCAACTACGGGCGAGGATAGTGACTATTTAGCCACTTTGGCAGAAATGTATAAAGCCGGAATCTCGCAGATACGAGTAACGCACGAAGACAAGGTGGAATCCTTCATAGACTTCTATATCCGCATACATGGAGACTTACTGCCCGGCTTCCTCGGCGACAAGGTTCCGATTATCACGAGATGCATCGAACTTACAAGCTACGCAGAAGAGACTGTAATCACCGTCAACAAGAACCATTACTGTAGCAAGCTTGGCTTGTCCAAGGGGCAGTTCGACGAGATCCGAAAGCCATTCGTCAGTAAGCGCAAGAACGTTCTGAAGGCGAACGCCCTGAAGGATGACTTGTACGATGACGATTTCGATGGCGATGAGGTTCCGAGCTACGCAAGAGAAGGCGAGTATGCCCAGATGTTCCGTGAGTGTAAGTACTATCCTCGACTGAATAAGCAGGGCATACCGGTATGCTACATGTTCCAGAACAAGAACGGGCGAGGCTTCTCGCAGGTAGCCGATTTCTACATGGTTCCACTTCTCCATATCTTCAATGAAGACTTCGAGCAGAACAAGCGAGTACTGAAGGTTAATCGCAGATATTTCGACAAGCCATTATATATTGAAGTTCTGTCAAGTTCCCTGAAGAAGATGAGTACCATCGAGGATGTTCTTATCAATTACGAAGGCGTAAACTTCACAGATGGAGAGGAATGGCAATGGAGGCGCATCAAGGAGTATATGAGCCGCCATTTCGTTCAGTGCCGCGAAATCCAAACATACGGCAACCAGCAGTCTGAAGGAATGAGCAGAAAGACAGATGAGCAGTTTTTCGCCTTCGCCAACGGCATAGCTCATGAAGATGAGAACGGAAAATATGTGTTCGAGAAGGTCAACGAGCTGGGTGTAGTGACCCACAACCACATGAATTACTATCTCCCTGCCTTCTCTACTATATATGCTGGATCCGGAAGACAATCCGACAAATACGAGCTAATATCTCAGCTGGTATATGATGATATTCCGGTCAATAAGCAGGTTACGTTCGAGCAGTGGGCGTCACTCATGGATAAGGTGTACAAAATCAACGACAACGGAAAATGGGCAATAGTCTTCGCCCTGATGTGCGCCTTCAGAAGTAATATTCACTGCCTGGACAGACTTTTTACTGCTCCGTTTTTCATGGGTCCAATGTCTTCAGGTAAGACCCAGATTGCGATATCCATCCGTTCTCTGTTCATAAGTCCTACCATTCCGATATTCAACCTTAATACAGGTACTGATGCGGCCATGAGCACGATCATGGGTACATTCAGAGATGTTCCGGTTGTTCTTGACGAATACAATAATAAGGATATCTCGGACACCAAGTTTCAGGCTCTGAAGGGTATTGTGTATGATGGAGACGGAAAGCAGAAGCGCCGTGGAACCTCGGGAAGGGATATCGAGAACGATAAGGTATTTGCACCTGTAGTCATCTGTGGCCAAGAGACCCCTCAGCGAGATGACAACGCCCTGATGAGCCGTGTCATCATCTGCGAGGTTCCTAAGCCTAAGAACAGAACTCCAGAGGAGACCAAGTTGTTTGAAGAGCTTAAGAATATAGAGAAGAATATAGGGCTATCTAATGTATTGCTGGAAGTATTGTCGCTCAGGCCAGCAGTCATGGATCACTTCCGTGCGCTCAAGCAGGAAGCCTACAGCGAGCTGAAAAACGACGTGATAAACTCGGGAGAGATGGACCGACTCATGAAGACTGCTTCTCTCTTTCTTGGCATGGTGAAGCTCGTGGAGCGATATTCAAAGCTCAAGCTACCGTTCACCTACGATGAGTTCTTCGTCCTCGTGCAGGAGAAAATCAAGTTCCAGCTATCACTGATCCGAAGCACAGACAAGCTTGCCATGTTCTTCAACGCAGTGAACAATATGATAGACACCAAGCAGATACTCGTCGGCCGAGAGATGCTCATCGAGCAGCCTAAGAGCGTTACCGGCAAGGACTCTCATGGCGACAAGAAGACGTTCGGATTCGAGCCTGGTACACATATCCTCTTCCTACGTCTGAGCAGTGTATATTCTATATATGACCGAAGCGGCTATAATAGCGAGAATACTACGCTATCAACGCTCGAGCAGAATCTTCGCTCTCATCCATCATATATTGGAACCGTACCATCCAGACGCTTCACCTGGGAAGAGACCGTTGAGGTGGCCAAGCAGGATGATCAGGAGACGATGGTAAGAGTGCGCAAGGAGCGTTCTACATCCACAAGTGCAATTATCATCGACTATGATAAGTTTATAGAGATGTATAATATCGATTTCCGTCGCGGAGAGGGCCTACAGGCAGGTCAGGGTGATCAAGATACCCATGACGCAAGCAAAGACGCTACAGGCGAGCAGAAAGGCGAATACAAGCCAGGGAACATACCATTTGACCAAACTGACAAGGGAAAATATGGTAATACCCCGTTCTGATCTACCTCTTCCCTATACCTCATATAAGGGGTAGAATACCCCAATTTAATGGTACAAAGATACAAAAAATATTCGAGAAAACCAAGGAAAAATCGCATTAAATTGAGTTGAATTTACATATTCTTACCCACGTAAACCCGAGAGGGCAAGCGTGGGTGTTTTTTTTTTTACACACGCTTGATGTGCAGGCGCGAAAAATCCCCCGAACCCCCTAATTTTACAAAAAACCAGGAAAAGCGACGTTTTGAAAATGTTTTTTAGAAAAACGCCTTCCTACAATCCTACAATCCTACAAATGTATTTCTTTTCAAACTATTATATTTATCTATTTATCTTATTATCAGTGTTTTATGTTGATTTTGCAGTTTTTGGAGGTTTGTAGGAAATACTGTAGGATTGTAGGATGTTGTAGGAAATAGGAAATATTTACATTTTGCCGTTTCCTACAATTCCATCCTACAAAATACCCCAATTTGTAGGATTGTAGGACGTGTAGGAAGCGAAAAAATGAGTGTGTAGGTCGAAAATATGTTTGATAAAATTTGCGTAAGTCGTTGGTTTTTAGTATCTTTGCATTTGATAACCTGCAATTTGTAGGATTGTAGGACGGTAGGACGCAAAAATAAGAAAAAACAATATGGAAAAAGAAAAACGTATCTCGAAACGAAGTGCATCCATCAGAATCGAACCATATCTGGCGGAGTACATTCAAAAAAAGCTGGAAATCGACCCAAAAACGGGTGGAGTAAAAATTCCGCACACTACAGATTTGTATCATGTGGTGTGGAATCTCATGTCTAAGCCGGACTCCCATTGCACGGTTCCTGAGGATGCCAACCTGAAGATATTCCTTCCATCTCGCCGATCCAACATGGACGGCCATCCCGGGAAGGACCCGGCTTACTTCAACTATCTCTCCGCGTCAGCCGCAAAGAAGATAGAAGATCACATTCGCTTACTCTTCAACTTCGAGTTCCATCGAACCATGATGGAGAACGAAGAACTTGGAAGACCTAAGCGGAATCAGGATGTCGTGTATGATTTCATCAAGATGTACCATCTGGAGTCGATATCTCCTGACGCACTTCTGAAGAACTTTTATCGCTACAAACAACGCCTTTTTCCGAAAACTCCGAGAAAATACCAAAAAAAGAAGGGTGTTTAATTATTTTTAATACATACCGAGTGCAAAATGTTGTCACTCAAAAATTCGCAATAATCACTCCAAAAATACGTATTATGATAGAATTTTCTTGTCTTGTGGGCGTTTCCCTCATTGGAAGTCCAGAAAAATGGGATATCTTCATGGCTGACCCGTTCACTTTCGAGCCATCCATAGCAGAAGAGAATGGTGGCGTGTATTGGGATTGCAGTAAGACTTTCGTGGTCGATATCCCTGACAATGATACAATCAACGAGTTTAAAACGGCTCGTAATGCCATTGTGACCATCTCTGACGTAAGCCGCATAAGCGCAACGCAGGGCCCTGCGGAATACAGAATAGGAACAGAAGATATCCCGGCGAGAGTGCAGCTCATCAAGCTTCTCAACAAAGCAAAGCTTGTAGTCAAGTGCAAGATGCTCACTAATCCGCTTGGTTAAGGTCTTTTCTATACCTATTATATATATGTACCTTTGTAGAAAACTTAATTAAGATGGATGAAATACAGACCCTCCTGCTTTCCACTTTACCGTTATGGATTACAGAGGATGCCTACCGCCGACTGATGGTAGCCGCATTCCCTCTGAACGGTATCGTGGCGAGTTTGGAGCATAAGAAAGCCGAACAGGCGATGACCCTGGCAGAGGTCCGGGAATATCTCAAGACTCATACCTGGTATCAGTACGAGACGCATGAAGCACTTCAGGCGGTATCTTTCAAAGCCGCCCAGCGTGACGAAACCAAGAACGTGATTCTTACGGACGAATTCAGCTTGCCTTCTCTCGATGACGGAGCAATCGCCTATCATCGTGTTTTCGGAGTCGTGACCGCAGATAGCTACTGGTACTTCTCTTCCAAGCAGCTGGAGCAGGATATCATTGCGGCAGAGAATAATCCTCAGATATCCGCCCATCTCCTCCATATTAACAGCCCAGGCGGAGAAGCGTGGTACATGGATCGTCTGAGCGAAACCCTACGAGGCGCCAAAAAGCCTATCCTTGCCATCTACGAGGAATACTGCGCATCCGCAGCCTACTACATCGGCTGCCATGGCCAGAAACTATACGCTACCACCAGCCACGACTTCGTAGGTTGCATCGGAACCATGTGTTCCTTCTGGAACTTTGAGCCGTATTTCGAGAAGCTCGGATTGAAGAAGATTGTTGCCAAAGCCACCAACTCTTCCCGGAAAAACAAGGTTTTCGATGACCTGAAGGACGGAAAGTCTGCTGACTACATCAAGAACGTGCTTGACCCTATGAATGAGCAGTTCCTTTCCGAGGTGAAGGCGATGCGCTCAAAGCTTTCGGATCTGGACGATGACGCACCGGTTCTTCAGGGTGAGAGTTACTATACGGCTCCGGCTGAGGATGTGGGACTCATCGACGGCAAGCGTACCTTAATGGAAGCGGTTGCGGAAGTAGCCCAGCTGGGCGAGGCCTACATGGATACGCAGAGCCTTTATGGATTCGGTTAATTCATATTTGTTTTTTGTTTGATCTATAGTTGTTTTAATGTTTAAATTAATTGGTTAATTTATGAATTTCAAAGCAAGACTTAACAAGATTCTCGAGAAGCTTGGCTTTACCAAGAAGTTCGAGAACAAGAGCCTTACCGCAGAAGAGTACAAGACTCTTTGCGAGGCTTACCAGAAGGAGTTTCAGAGCACCCTCATGGATGATCTCGCCGCAGAGAACAGTGCGGCTGAAGAGGCGGAGCATCAGAAGCAGATTAATTCGCTCTATGCCATCGTCTCAAAGGCAAGCAAGTCGAAGGATGATAATTCCGACGGCGATGGAGATGGCGGCGATAATGATGACGATGAGGGCAAGAAGAACGAGAACAGCCAGCAGAACGCCGGTGCTCCACAAAACGTAAGTTACGAACAACTTGCAAAAGCAGTATCAGAACTCGCAGAGAATATGCAGAAGATGGCAGAGAGCACAGCTCCTGATAAGCCTGCTGCCCATGTTACCGCTCCTTCTATTCCTATCAATGGCTTCGAGTCGAACGATAGCTACCTCTTCGGCATCGAGCACGCCCTGTTCGATATGAAGAAGCGTTGGAACAAGATTACGGCTAACCCAGCGCTGGCATCAGTATCTGATCCTGACGAGGAATCTGATGGCAAAGCATTCCGCAAGGAGTCTATGGCATTCGCCAAGTCTCTTCAGCAGCGCTACAAGTATCATCAGAGCCGCAACGAACTCGGTGATGTCAAGGCTCTCGCATCCGGTCAGTTTGCCACTAACTATAGCGGTGTGGATAATGCCGGATTGGGAGATCAGTTTGTTATCCTTCGTCAGGATGCCCTCATCGCACGTATCCTTGAGCTTCGCAATCTCACCGAATATTTCCCTGTTCGCTATGGTGTGCAGGATCGAGATGTTCTCTTCAACGCCTTCTTCGATGAGGTATCTCAGGGCTACCAGCCTGGCGAAATCTACAAGGGCGGTATGCAGCTCGAAAACGAGATGGGTTATGTAGATGATGCAATGATTAAAGTGCAGTTCGGTCCGATGAAGGAGATTGAGCGCAAATACATTGCTTATCTCAACAAGGAAGGTTCTGACCCTATCAAGTGGTCAATGATTGAGTTCTGTCTGCTCAACCTCCTCAAGAAGGCTCAGGACGAGCAGAACCAGCGCCGTATGCGTGGCATCTATGTGAAGCCAGAGGAAGGTCAGCCTTCAAGCTACCTCAATGCCGGTACTGGTATCTGGTACACTCTGCTTCGCTACATCCACGACTACAGTATCAAGCCATTTGCCAGCAAGAGCTACAACACCTATACTTCGGCCAACATGCTGGATGCGGTTAAGGAGTTCATTACTGATGTCAAGACTCACCTCACTGAGGGCATGACGCTCGACAAGCATGTGCTCTACCTCAACGAGAACCACATTGATTGGTGGCTTGCTAATTGCCGTGAGACCTATGGTAAGGATCTCGACTTCACTGGCCCTGACGGTTATAAGAATCGTGTTCCAGACTCTACCATCCAAATCAAATGGCTTCCATACGAGGGTAAGTCTTGTTGGATGTTCATGGATGTTCCTGGCAATATCCAGTTTGTCGAATACCTCCCAGGCGAGATGTTCGCCGTGAAGATGGAGGAACAGATGGAGATGGTTCGTGCGTGGAGTACCTGGAAGGAAGGATGCGGTGCAGCCTTCACTGGCCGAAAGTTCGAGACCAAGGCAGATATGGACGAGAACGATTATGAGTTCCAGCAGATCTTCACAAACCTTCCTGCTGCCACCATCGGCGCAGATGTAGATGCCGCAAACGGCTTCTGGCATATCACAGACTCTGCTACTACCGCCACCGCTCTCACCGATATCAAGAAGGCGAAGGCAGGAGTAGCTTACTGTATTGAGATTGGTGAGGGTGACACCAAGCATCAGCTTACCATTGCCAAGAGCGACAAGTTTGCCAATATCACCGCTGCGTGGACTCCAACCCAGGTGGGTGACTATATCATGGTTATCCTTGGCAAGGACAATAAGTTCCGTGAGCTGGAGCGTCGTATAGGTGGCAAGCGAACCATTAACAAGGCCGTTCAGCCAAACGTTCCTGGTGGACGCTAATTCATAATATATAGTATTCAAGTTGCTTACCTAGTAGGAGGGGCGCAACATGTGCCCCGCCTACCTTTTCAGAAAAAGATTATGAAGAAAAATAATATTCCAGTACGCCATCGTGCGTACAACCCGAACAAGGGTTATAATTATGCCCAGCATAAATGCCGTCTTCTCTTTATGACGATCATGATGGTAATGGGTATCATCTCGCTTCTTCAGATGTTTGATGATCCTACATCTCCTATGAGGATTGGCGGTACAGGTGTCTCAATGGCAGCCTTTGTATCTCTGATCACTATCGCTGACGTGACAGACAGAGATACTCATGGTTCCGCCATCGCTTACCAGGTGGTCCTGGTTCCTACATCCCTTGTTGATATAACCAAGTCGTTCCCTCAGCCGGACAAGGACAGAAAGGTGAAGGCGATTCCGTTCAAGACTGCAACAGCCGCCGACACCCTGAAGGCTTACCTTTTCGATGCGCACGATATACCAACGTTTACCGCCAACACGGAGAAAGGTGATATCACTACCTCTGGCGAGAATAATGTTGTAATTGTGATGGGTGGAACCCGAGTAGAACTCTACAACTTCATTGAGGAGTATGCCGGAGGCAAGTTTATTATCCTCTACAAGCATGTGAAGGATCCACAGTGGTATATTCTCGGCGAACCTGAGCGACCTATGATTCTCAATAACACGGAGACCAAGGACGATAAGGACGGACGCTACACAACCTTCACCTTCAAGCGTACATCTGTAGATTTACCATGTCTGTATGCCGAGGATCCTCTTGGCGTTACTGCAGCAGAAGCAAGTCAAGCAAGCAGCGATGCGGGACAGAATGTAGCTTCATCGCCAGCGGCAAAGAAATAAGCTCTCTTAAAGTTTTGTTTTCTCATTTTATTTTTTATTAGTTGATTCGAGGAAAGGTGTGTCGCCATCAGATAGGTGGCGCACCTTTTTATAATATATATAAGGTATGATTAACAGAAGAGAAAAATTACAGCTTTTCAACAAGCTGAGAGGAGGAGATCACGCCATGGCTGATATTTCCCTCCTGGATGACGTTCAGCCAAACCATCCCAAACTTACCCGTTTCTCCAGAGATCCTAAGCGTTATGCCGACGAGATTCTTTATACACTTCTGGATTTCTGTGATGAAGAAGAAATTACTGGCAATCGAGAATTGCATGAGGGCACAGACGATGATTCGAGTGATACTTCAACGGAATCAGAACAGAAACTTCTTGATGGTTCAAGTAATACTTCAACGGAAGAAGAACAGAATCTTTCCGGCGGTTCAAGTAATACTTCAACGGAAGAAGAGCAAAAGCTGCCTGACGCTTCAAGTAATACTTCAACGGAAGAAGAAGTCAAGGAACCTTCAGACGATTCACCTGAAGGATCTTCTGATACTTCATCCGACACCCCACCTGATGCACCTGAAGGTGATCCATCTCCGAAACCTGATGCTCACGATGCAGCCGGGCAGGATGAGGATTCAAAAAAAAAGTAGTTCAAAAGGAAGAGGAATATCCTAACATCGACTGGGACAACCTCTCCAATGAGGATGTGCAGATGGCAACCGTCATCTACAACGACCGCATCAACACATGGCGCAAGATGAAGAAACTCGACGAGCTTCTGGATAAAAAACCAAAGGCGAACGATGTGGCTGCCATGGCAGAACTCCGCATCCGTAACCTTCAGGCATTCGATGAGCTGAAGGCGTACAACGATACAGGCAAGTTCTTATACAAGCATCCGCTGCTGAAGGGCAAGTCGGAATTCGATGAACTCGTGAAGCTCTTCAAGAAGGACCCTGCCGAGTTTCTTCATAAGCATAAGAATGTGCTCGATAATATCAAGCGTTATAAGAGCTACATTAAAAGAGATGATCGCAAGGATAAACGTGCCAGCGACCGTGAGAACCTCCAGCGTCATCAGGAACGTGAACGTATGTTCAAGATGGTGATGGAGCAGTATAGTGATAAATCAGATAAACCAGATGGACAAGATGGATAAGACGGAATTACGAAAGATTGCAGAAACCTGCGTTTCGATGATCAAGAACGGAGGTGTACTCGAAAAGGCTCAGCTAGAGGCTGACAAGAAAATAGCTGAGATGGCATCCAATGGAGACCTCGATGCCATCAAGCTTCTGAATGAGCGCATGCAAGACCGGGAGGAACTTAAACTGAGAAAGGAAATGTTCGGAGTATGAAAAGCGAGATCGAAAAACTGGAAAGCGTACACCCCGACCTTATCACCACCTTCCTGACTACAGGCGACGGTGAAGGAATCCCGGACGATGTACAGATCTTCCTGAAGCAACTTCAATGGGCTGCCGAAATATACGAGTACGAGCGCAACATAACCCGTGGCGCCCGCCAGCTCAAGCAGCGCATTGCCGCACAGCAGAAGATGACCCTCGATGTGCGTACCTGCATGACCCGCATCAACCAGGCGATATCTTACTTCAATGTGGATTGCAACGTAAGTATCAAGGTTTGGGAAAATGATTTTGCTAACAAGTATGAAGACCTCGCCAAGCTCTGCTCTGCCAAACGTGACTACAAGATGCAGAAGGCCTGCATGGACCAAGCCCTGGAATGCCGCCGACGTGCGTCCGAGCAGGCTGAAGCCGACCGAGACCTCGGCGTGGTGTTCCTTATCACCCCGGAGGTCACTCCAGAAGAGCTAGGTTTTCAGAAAAAGAGTCTCAAGGAGATTGCCGCCAAGCACAACCGCGGTTTTTATATATCACTCATCGATGGTCTGCCTATCGAGAGTTCAGAGAAGAAACGTTTGCTTCGTGATGCTGATATTCAGGAAGCGGAAATAGTGGAGGAAATAAGCGATGAGCCAACTGATATTGAATGATAATACCATAGGAGAGTTCGAGCATTACTACATGAATAATATGCAGCTGCTCGCCAACATCATCGACCCAAATATGCTTTTTGCCGAGGTAGCCCGTGCCGGAGGTAAGACTGAAGGCGTGACGGGACCTCGCCTGATACGCGTGGCCAATGATATGCCAGGGGAGCTATCTTTCCTGGTTCACAAGACCTATGTGGCGCTGATGACCAATGTCTGGCCTAACATCCAGGCATACTTCTCCCGTCAGGTAGTAGTGAACGGACAGCAGCGCTCCATGCTTGAATATGGTATCGATTACGTAGTAGGAGAGAGCACGCTGCCTTCCCATTTCCGTAAGCCCCGATATCCGATAGCCTATGCCAAGCACAGTGTAATATTCCGCAATGGCGCCCACCTTCAGCTGGTATCAAGTGATCAGCCGGAATCCGTGGCAGGTAGAAATGCCGTGCACGCCTTCGTGGAGGAGATGAAGCACAACAGCGGAGAGAAGCTGAAGACCCGACTCTTCCCATCTTTGCGTGGAGGTCCAGCCAACGTGCGATGCTCTGCTTATTATGAAGGCGTTACCGGTGTGAGCGATACCGCAAGAGTTGACCTCGGTGAGGATGACTGGTTCGAGGACTACGAGAAGAAGGTGAACCCGAAGCTTATCGAGGAGATAGCCACAGTAGCCCTGGAGGTTAACCGGAGTCTCTACCGTCTCTTTGTACTCAGACAGCAGGAGCGAGACTCCAAGGATCCGGTTCTTCTGGAGAAGATGCGACTGGAGACGGTAAGGCTCAATTCCTTCGTGGAGCGATGGAAGCCGCGCCTTGCCGACATGAGGCGCAACGCCATCTTCTACATCCGTGCATCCTCTTTCTGCAACAAGGATATTCTCGGCCCTAAGTTCTTCAAGACGCAGCTCGATACCCTTGATACCGATGAGTTCCTCACCGCCATCTGTGCCATCCGGCACAAGGAGGTGACCAACAAGTTCTTCATCAACTACGACCACGTAAGGCATCAGTTCAAGGATAGTTATAAGTACGATTCCATCCTTCGCCTGAATCTGAAGGACAGATTCATCCTCTCTGCCGAGTATCTACTTCACTACGATCCCCAGGAACCGCTCTACATGGGCTACGACCCCGGCAACTTCCAGTCGCTCATCGTAGCCCAGAAGAAGGACTATGGCAGAAGGCTCGATATCATCAAGGAGTTCTTTGCCTTCCTACCCAAGGATTACAACGACCTCGTGGCAGAGGTGCACCAGTTCTTCGGATCAGCCGCCGTCAACAAGACGATTTATCTTTACCCAGACCGTGCCGGCAACAAGCGCAGGGAAGAACGGGAACAGATAACCACCGACTCGCTCAACCTGAAGGCTGCCCTGGAGTCATACGGTTTCATGGTGGTGCTTTACAACGAAGACGCTCCTACCATCTACCATTGGCAACAGTTCAAGCTCTGCCAGATGCTGTTTGGAGAGCGCAGTCCGTTGCTTCCCGTGGTCCGCATCGACGAGAACGAGTGCAAGAACCTATGCAGCGCCATCATGATCTCTCCTCTGAAGAAGACGGATGGCAAGATAGAACTTGACAAGAGTTCCGAGAAGAAGCAGCAGCTCAAGAATCAGGCAGGTCTCACCACACAGCTTCCCTCTGCAATGATTTACCTGCTTTACGGTCTCTATTCCGATGCAGTAAAAGCGGAATTAAGTACGTATCCCACCGATTTACCCGACAATTTCGAGATATAAACGGTGGATAGTACTCTGTTTCCGCAGCAATAAATTATGCACGGAAAACAATAATTCCCGCAAAATGAAGGGGTGCAAACGTGAAAATGCTGATAATCAGCCCAGGTGGACCCGCCCGGGGAAAATCCCGAAAAATGCGTCACCCAAACGTGCACGCACCGCTGGGAAGGGGAAGAGAGGTGCAGCCCTTGGAAAACTCGGAAATATGACGGTCCCAGGGTGCAGCCGGTCTTTTGCGGGGCGATAATTTTTCACTATCTTCGCATCATCATGAACAGGAACAGCAAGAACATCATCATGGATGGTATCACGGCATTGCAGTGGGCTAGGGAGATAAGCAAGCTTCCCGATGGGGAGTTTGTCCTAGCCTTCTACCCATACTCCAGGCAGAGGGGAGAGGCAAGCGCCAAGCTCCAGATACGCCGCCACTGTAAATACCGTACCCAGCTGCCCAGGGAACGCTTCGCCATCGATGGAGAGAACTATTTCCTTTACGCCGATGAACATGGAGAACCTAAGATGTGCTACCGAATCCTCATCAGGTTCATGGGCTTCCCTCAGGACGGATATAAACTACACAAAATAAATTGGCTATGAATAAGGATTATGAAATAGACATGTATGGCAACGCCGGCATCTACCTTGCCGATGGCAATACCTTCACCTTCCAGCTGGGCGAAGGCGACCCTGCCATGGGTGCAGATCAGCTCTTCCAGTCGCCACTGCTGGAGTCTCCATTCGGTGGCACGCTCTGGATGCAGCAGCACCACTACCTGGGCATACAGGGCTATCAGGTGTTGATGCGTGGCTACAACAACCAGCAATGCGACGAAGTGACCAAGGAGATTAAGGAGAACCGACTGCTTCCACGTCTCTACTCCAAGGAAATCAAGATGCTCTATGGTCACGGACTCGCCGTATATAAGCAGGCCATCGAGGATGGTAAACTGGTACGCAAGTACGAAGAACACCCCGAGGTGATGGAATGGCTCGACTCCTGGAGTTCCCGTGGCATCCCTTCAGTAGAAGAGTTCTGCAAGACCTGCATCAAGAACTTCTATTATTTCGGTGACTTCTTCGTGAAGTGGCGCTTTACCCGAGGCAAGATGATAGGCATGGGTAAGCCGGTGGCTGCCCTCGAAGCCATGGAGAACCGTTACTGCCGACTGGCAACTACCCGCCAGGACGTAGCTTCAGAACTTATCTCCTACGGTGACTTCAAGCAGGTGGTAGTGGGACGTTTCGCTTATGGCCTATCGAGCTACCAGATTTACCCGAAGTTCAGCTTCAACGAGGTGGATAACTACCATTTCGCTGCCATCTCCCACCATCGCGAGAAATCCGTAGATGAATATTACGGAGCCAACGAGACGCATCAGGGTGCCCGACCTTACATCCAGGGTAGCAACAAGACCGCCCGATATATCAACAGTTTTCTGAAAAACTCCCTCGCCGCAAAGGTTCACGTCATCATTCCGAACGCCTGGATCCAGAGCAAGCGCACCCAGATGACCAAGCTCTGCGAGGAGAACAAGCGGCGCAAGGCGAAGGATATGGAACTGCTGAAGTACAACGGCATCGATATCGGAACCGACTTCAAGGAGTCGTGCATGGTTCGCTACGTCCGCGATGAGGTCCGCAAGTTCAGTTCCTATCTCTCGGGTGCAGACAATCAGGGCAAGGGTTTTTCTTCCATTTCCTTCATGGATGCCCAGGGACACGAGCAGTCGTGGAAGGTGGAGACCATCGACCTCAAGTACAAGGAATATATCGAGGCGCTCATCTCCTACGACAAGCGTACCGAGCAAGCCCTCCTTTCTTCCGTAGGTCTCGATGCTGCCATCTCTGCCGTAGATAAGGATGGAGTCATCTCGAAGAGTGGAAGCGACACCTATTATAATTATCTTATCTACATCATGTCGCTCACCTCAGAAGACGAGGTATGCGCAGAACCGCTCAACTGGGCACTGCGCATGAACTTCCCGGAACTTTACAGGCAGGGCTGCCGACTCGGGTTCTACCGCGAGGTTCCCCAGCGACAGGAAGATATTACACCATCCCAACGACTTAACCAGCAACAGGCATGAACAAGAAATTTCAACTCAATCTGTTATTCAGCAGCTACGCGCAGTTCTGCAACTGCGCGCCTGGTGCTGATACCAGCGCCGACTTCGACAGCCTTCAGGGTTCTGCCGTAGCCGCACGCAAGCGTGTTGTCGCCATCATTGGCGGCAACACGTTCAACGATATCGTAACCATCCAGGAAGAGGAAAGCTGTATCAAGGACTTTCTCCGCACGGCCATGGCCAACCTTACGCTAGCCACACAGATCATCTTTGATGCCGTGAACAGGCGCAAGAACGATATCAACCTCTACAAGTACGAACTGGAAGGCATGAAGCGTTCCTATATGGAGAACTACTTCAATGCGATGGATTCGCTGATTTCAGAACTTACCGAGGAGATAAGCCCCGATGAAACCGACGAAATTCGCCTTACCATGGAAGATTGGCGCAAGACCAACTATTACAAGATGCTTAGCAAACTGAAGGTGGATACTGCCGATGAATTCGATGAAATCTATCCCATCGACCTCTCGTACCTCTTCTTTTTCCGCTGCGTTCCCTTGCAGAAGGAAGTGCTCGACGAGAGTATCGGTGCCTATTTTGACCGACTCGAAAAGGGTGGGGAAGACCAGACGTTTGCCGAGTTTGCCCAGAAGGCGCTGCCTATGCTGAAGCGTGCCCTGGTGAAGAAGACGGTGGCGAAGGCTCTCAGACGATTCGATATCCTGGAGTTCCCTGCCACGATAAGAAACCTCTTTGACGATAACACCTCCACCCGCCAGGGTAGTGATGAAGCAAGCCGTGCGCTTCAGCTTGCCACCCAGCTCGACGGAGAGGTGGAAGATTTGCTGCATAATGTGGATATGCTTCTCGATGCCCAGGAAGGCAACGATTTCCTTTCCTTCTCTGCCGAGAACCGCATGGATGATAACATGTACTTAATGCCATAGCTTATGAAAAAGTCGATATCCGTAAGAGCCAACGGGAAGGAATACGAAATCCCGAACTCATGGGATCTGCTCACTTCTGAGCAGTATCTGAAGCTGATAGACCTGCTTTCCCTCATGGAGAGTGGGCAGTATTCACTAGGTGTTGTCAAGTGCCTGTTCCTTTGCCACCTGATGAAATGGGACATGAGGAAAATAGAGAGCTACGAGCGGAACCTTGAAAATTTTGTGAGTATTGCCAGCCAGATTTCCTTTTTCTATAAGGAGAAAGAAGATAAGTTCGTGCTCGACCTCTGCTTCTGCCGACAGATGCTGCCCATCGTCTTCATCGACAAGAAGGCATATTATGGCTATGAGGTAAGCACCGACTACAATTCGCTCACCTGTTCGCTTTCAGCCCTTCAGTATATCGAGGCGAGGCAACTGCTCGATATGGGCGAGGAGAGTCTTCCGCTGCTGGCTGCCGTGCTCTACTTCAGGAAGGGAGAGTATTCCTCCGAGAAAGCCCAGAAGCTGGCAGATGAATTCAGGAAGCTTCCGGCGAACACGCTTCGGGCGATAGCCTTGAACTTCACAGCCGTGAACAATTTCATCTTCAGAAAGACGGAATTCTCCCTGCTCACCAAGTTTGTTCCGCAGAAAGGAAATGCCATTACCACCGATGCCACCGATGCGCTCTACGACCTCTCCAAGGACGGGCTGGGGAACGCTTCCCAGGTGGAGCGCATGAACGTGCTTACCTATCTCCGCATCCTCCGCAAGAAGACTATCGATGGCGTGAAGACTCTCAGAACTGCCGGCATGGACGTGGTGAAGATAGCCAACGAGGTGGGGCTGCCGCTTGAGATAGTGAAAAAGATTATTTAACCAGGGCAGGAAAAACCTTCCTGCGACAAAATTATAAAGCTTATGTTATTGGATTTATTTACATACTTTGCCAAGTTCCCTCAGAACTCCGGCATCATCAAGGGCATCGCCACCAAGGGCGAGAGCAGCATGGAGGAATATGCCACCACCCTCGATATCCTCGGCAAGATGGAGGAGAAGGAACTGGTTCCCGAGATCCAGAACTACGTATATGGACAGTCGTTCGATGAGCTGAAGCAGCGCATCGACAAGCTTACGGGTTCCTTCCTCTTCGTAGATTACGGCGAAGTGGATATGCAGGATGATGGGCATAGAAGCTTCGAGTGTACCCAGCGCATAGCAGTAACGGTGGCACAGAAACTATCCAGCAATGCCGATATGCTCGAGAGGGTCATCGTCAACGACCGCACGCTTCAGATGCTCTCCAAGGTGCACGCACGCATCATGGCAGACGTGGAGACTGAAGGACTTTACTGGATGGACCGCGAGAGCATTACCAACTGCGAGATCATCCCGTTTGTCTCTGCCGAGCTTCAGAGCTACGGCTGGACCCTCATGCTCTCAGCCAAGGGCGCCGACATTCTCGATACCCACCGTCTGGCCCGCAAGATGGCGCGCCAGCAGTCCTTTGCACCCTCGGAATAATTATGTACCTTTGCAACGTCGAAAATCATAAGGCCAAAATGATATGAAACAATATAAACGCAATATACCGATGATAGCAATCACGTCGCTCCCTCTCACGGTAGTGATGGAGGGGACCCAGTATCTGTTCCAGGATTGGGAGTTTGCCAAGTGGATTGCGGTGGCCATAGCCATCGACACCATCCTTGGCGTATGGAAGCACCTCATCCACAAGGATGCGTCAAGCGAATCCTTCTTCTCCCGGTTCACCAAGAAGATAGTAATATATGTGTTCCTGATGATCCTCAGCAACTTTGCCAGCCATGCCACGGTAAACGGTAACGTGGTAGGCCCGATGCAGTGGTTAGGTGACTATATGTGCGTGTTCATGATGGTAAGGGAGGCTTTCTCCATCATCGAGAACATACAGGCGATATACCCTATACTGCCCAAGAACTTCGTGAAGCGGCTGAAGGACTTCAACGACAGCGGAGAATACATCGGGAAGACAATCGATTTTACCAAGGATAAATAAATACATTATATAATATGCCAACAAAAGCTCAGATCATATTCGCCCAGCAGGTGTATTCTGCTGCCAAGGAGGCGAACACCGAGATAGATGCAGCCTTCGTCACCGCCCAGGCTATGCTTGAGACGGGATGGGGCAAGAAGGTTATCGGCAAGGCCAACCTCTTCGGCATTACCAAGGGCAGCCAGTGGGACGGGGCCATCGTCATGGTGAAGACCCACGAATACTTCAAGACACCGGACCAGAAGTTCAAGGCACCCGACCGTATTCTCTCCGTGTGCAAGGTGAAAGGCAAGAATCTCTGGTATTACACCGTGGAACGTGCCTTCAAGGACTTCGACTCCCTTGCCGACTGCCTGAAGGAGCATGAACGGCTCTTCCAGAAGTCGGGCTATAAGGATGCCTGGCCATACCGCAAGGATCCGCTTACGTTTGCCCGGAAGATATGCGACGGCGTGGGCTGCAAGTATGCCACCGATCCTGCCTACCTCACTACCATTACTTCCATCATCAAGACGGTGCAGAAGAAGTGCAAGTAGTACCGGCGCAGGTAAACGGTTTCGTAGATGTTTAGTTTATAAAAATAGGTTAAGGTTATTATTGTCTAACTACAAATGATTGACAGTAGGTTTACTAGTTTTCTTAAGGTTATTATGTTAGTGCTGATCCCGTTCGCACTGGTCATGGCGTTCCGGGAATGCCATGACCTCGGGCGGGAGTCCAGCACTAGCGAAAATCAGGATGTTCTTCTTCACAACGGCAAGGTAGAGATAGGGCTGACGCAGTCAGGTAAGCCGATGGCATCAGTTTCAGCCATGTCCCTGAAGCCATCCAGCCTTAAGCGTAACCCCGATTCCCTCCTTGCCGTTACAAGCAAGGACCTGAAGATAAAACCCCGTCGGATGGTGGCGGCTATCAAGACTTCCTCTTTAGCTACTGCGGATATTCATGCCGCCATTACCACCGACTCCATATATGATAAAGTTAATAAGGATTCTAATGTGCTTCAATTCCACCATCCCTATCCAAGGTCCCCGCAGCAAGTATCCTGGAGCGATCCATGGATGAGTCTGCGGGGAACCATCAGGGGTGACAGCTTCACGGCACGCATCGAGAGCCGCGACACCCTTCAGATGATTATCCATCGTGTTCCTAAGAGGTTTCTCTTCTTTCGCTACGGAACCAAGGGCGTGCGCATGGATGTGGTGAGCCAGAATCCTCACACCCGGCTTTCCTATCCCAAGGTTATACTCTTTACTAAATAGAAAGAATAGATCGTGATTAAAATATTCATGTTATATTTAAAAGGAAAATGGTTATAAGTACTCACAAGCGTGTGTTAATACTTCTCACTTAAAATGCCGCCAGCATTCCGTTTATCATAGCGATTTCGGCGGCCCTATTTATTTTAAAATTAATAATTTGTTTTTAGGTTGCGGTCCCCCCGGTGCGTGATGCATCGGGGACTTTTTTTTGCCGTTTTCTGAAAATAATCAGCCAAATGTTTGATGGTTTCAAAGAAAAGTGTTATCTTCGCAGGCGTGATGAAGAAATAAACGATAGCTATTCGCAGGCAGGGCATGGCTTGCGTGTGGCTCGTGCTGAAGGAATGCCCTCCGGATGCACGGGCCCTTTTTATTGATTATGAAACCAACAGACGATGACGACTGGATTCCTCAGCGTGGAGGTGGAGACGACCGCTCAAATGGCGGAACCGTGATACACCCCTAGAGTAGAGGCTAGAAGCGAGATGGCGGTGATGATGGTGGCGATGATGACAGTACACCTGATCACCGTCATTGCTTTTTCTATATGGTCACAGCGGTCGGCAAGAATACTCTTGTTGCGGTCGATGATATCCTGGTTATGGCGGATGGCATCGAGCAGGGTGTTGATGGAGTATAGGGCGTTCATCTCTTCCTGGTTGTGCCCGTTCTTCAGGAGCCTGTCGATATTCTCCTCCTGTATCATATTCCTGGGTTCATTTCCCGTGTGCCGGAAGGGGTGTACCCACAGTACCTGATTTACCATGATGTATAGGGCAATAAAGATGCCTGACCATAGAACTACAGCAGTAGAGAGCTGCCATAAAGACGGGCTGGAGAATACGAATGCCGTGAGGGCGATGAATACCGTGAGTAGGAACCCTGTCATGGTGTAGGCGCGGTCGGTTGACTTTCGGAGCTGCTCCAGCGTGCTGCTGGCCATTCTGTCCGAGCGTTCCAGGATGATGCGAGCGGTGCGCTCGTTCAGGTTCTTGCGAACCTTATTACTTATTATCTTTTCCATACCTTATATATATTACAGGTGAAACATATCTTTTCTGCAAAGATACACTTTTTCCCGCTCATTTTCTACCTTTTCACATACAGAAAGCTTAAACATAGTTAATACTACGATTTTTCGTACTATATATTTGGCTACTACGAAAAATAGTAGTATCTTTGCTGCGTCTAAAAAAGCATAAGATTATGGAAATAACAATGAAGCAGGCTAAGGACAGCACAGTAAAGCAGCGCATACAGGATATCCAGATGACGGTATCATGGCGCGAGATAGCACACGCTTATTTCGGGAAATCGGCATCATGGCTTTATCATAAGCTCGATGGCATTGACGGAAATGGTGGTGTAGGCGGTTTCACCGAAGAGGAGAAGGTTATGCTCCGTGGAGCACTTTGCGATGTTTCCAATCGCTTGCGTGCGGCTGCGGACAGGATATAATGAGGTTGGGGTTATCGTTCCCCATAAGACAGAAGTCGCCATAGCCTTGTGGCGCATTGCAGTTAGCATAGCTAACATGTTCAATAACTCAACTCAGTCCCCGGTGCAGCATCGCATCGGGGCTTTTCATTCCCATTTTTAAGTTTTTTGTGTTAAATACCCGCTTTCGTTTGTTCTGTTCAGAAAATAATAGTATATTTGCACCGTGAGAATTAGTAACAGAACGCGGACACTCAAAAATAAGGAAGATATGAGAATACTTAAGAATTTACTGAAAGGGTTGCTTAGCCTGGGAAGCCTGGGAGGTGACAACAGCCTGTTCAACGATTATCTGAAGGGCGATAATGCTTCAGATCTGAGAAAGGACTGGGAGGCCATCGGTAATGATATGAGAAAGGTTATGAACTTAAAGCAGAAGTCGGCTTATGTCAGATAAGAAAGAATATGGCGGAGAGATGATTCCTGCCAATATCAATGATATCCTGGAGGAACTTCCGGAAGACAAGCGGAAGGTGATTGTTTCTACGATGCTCGCCATTGAGGAGCGGTCGTACAGCGGACCTCTTCCTTCGCCCGAAGATTTCAAGGCATACGAGCAGACGCTGAAGGGTTCCACCGACCGCATCATGTCGATGACCGAGAAGCAGGTAGATCATCGCATCGATATGGAGAAGACCATTGTGAAGAAGAAGTTCTTCCAGAGCACGCTGGGGCAGGTTCTTGCCACCATACTCATCCTCTTCTTCGGATTCATATCCTATAGCCTTGCCATGAATGGACATGATACCGTGGCAGGCATTATAGGCGTAACCACCGTTATCGGTCTTGCTGTGGTATTCGTATTGAATAAGATTCCGCCCATTTATCAGAAAGGCGAACAATAACATATCAGCCCCGGTGCAGCAGCGCATCGGGGCTTTTCGTGCCCCAAATGTTAAGGTTTAGTTAACGTAACTAAAAAGTTACCTAAATATTTGGCAGTTTGTAACTTTATTGTTATCTTTGCATCGTCCAATGAGGATAAAGCGACTTTTATATTTATTGCAACAACATGAAATACAGTGAACTGTACAAGAAGTTAAGGAAGGCAGGATGCTTTCCTCTTCGTCATGGTGGTCGGCACGACAAATGGTTCAACCCAGCCAACGGCAAGGATGCACCAGTCGCCCGGCATGGAACGGCAGAGGTTCCGCAAGGAACTCTGAAATCTATCTATCGACAGCTCGGGCTTTAAGCCCGGGTTGTCCCTCATGGCTCATGAATACAATAATATAAAGTCGCTTTTGCTTTGATTCAACTTTTAACAATAAAAAGATATGGCAAGAAAGGTTACAGTAGTAGTAGAGACTGGCAAGGATTTGTTCGCTTGCTTCTTGGCGAAAGACTCGGAAGGTTTGGGATTCGGCTTATGTGGCGATGGCAAAACGGCACAGGCTGCCATTGAGGATTTCTATGTTTGCCGCGACGAGGCTATGCAGGATTTTAAGGAGCAGGGCAAAGAGTTTCCTGATTTGGATTTCCACTTCGTCTTCGATGTCGGCGCATTCTTCAACTACTATCCGATAAGTATCACAGCGTTCGCCAAGTATATCGGTATGAACGCATCGCTTCTTCGCCAATACGCTGCGGGCATCAAGCTGCCACAAGGCAAGAGTTTGGAGAAGATTAGACAAGGCATTGCTAAAGTAAAAGGAGATTTAGATGCTGGTATGTTGATAGATAGACCAGTTCTACAGTACGTTTAAAGAACAGTTCGGTCGGCTTCCATGCCGATTGTACTTCATGGAATTAAAAATTAAAAGATCGCTTTAGAAGCCCCTGGTGCGAGATGCATCGGGGGCTTTTTCGTTCCGATTGATTCCGATTGATTCCGAATAAATCCTCAAATCACCCCGATTTTATGCTCTACAGCATCTTTTAGTGTTAATTTTTCGCATCGTGCGAAAATTTCCCCGTTTTTATTTGGCGGTTCCAAATATTCTTCTTACCTTTGCCAACGCTTAAAAGACGATAGTAAACTATCCGGCAGGGCGACCGTTTCGCCTATGGCTTCTGGCCGCAGGCTTTTTTATGCCCAAGAGTATCATTTTCCCGGCATCGGGAAAAAGGTGTACCGATATGGCGGCTGCATGAACCGTAAGATTTGATTAGTCCTCTCGGATAAGTCATCGTCTTTTAAGCAACGGGGAATGCAGCCGCCACCCTTTTCTATCAGAAACAAGTGCGCTGCTCATGCTTAAAAGACGATGCAATATGCAGAATTCTATTTTATTAAATGATGCGCAGGTGAGACCTGTAGGCATCAACGTGAACGAGGGCATCCATACCCTCAAGTGTGCAATCAAGCGTGAGGCTAAGCGCCTCATGGCTACCAAGAGCGAGACCTTCAGCTACCTCTGCGAGGAGAAGGTTACGTATGGCGAGGTAGCGATGACCATGGCAGGCCTTCTGGGCTTCATTGCCTTGGCAGCAGTAGGCGGATTCATTTTCGGAGGGGAGGTGATGTAGCTATGGCTGAGAAGAATATAATCAAGAAGGCGAACGAACGCCTGGAAGAGTACAGGGTCTTCTACCCTGATGCCACGATGACAACTATCAGTGCCATAGGCCAGGAAACCATTACCAACAAGGAAGCCTTCGTCCTGAGCAAGAGAGTATGCGGCATGACGCACAGCGGGCTGCTTGAGTTCTCGATATTCGGCAGCAAGATGTTTATCTACAAGTCGAAGGAGTTTCTGAAGGTGGCAGACGGCTTCAAGAAGGGAGCCAAGGTAAGATTCCACGACCCCCGCACGCCCGCTATATGCCACGAGAGCGTAATGATGGCAGACGGAATGCGCTATAACTGCGGCCTTCCCTTTATCTGGACAGAGGACAGCGAACTCGATGACCTCAAGAATAGCGACACCTTCGCCATATATTGGCGTCCGGTAGAGGAGGATGGGAAATAGCCAAACCTGGCTTATAAGTTTGTCCTTTGTGCAAAGGCAGGAATTCCGTACCTTTGCACCCAGAGAATTATTAACGCAAATATTCATGGAACAAACAAGACAAGAGTATTTAATCAGATACTTGGAATATCTATGCAACGCCAACGCCACCTCACAGAAACTTGGCGCGAGCGTGAAGCACGTCACCCATTTCCTGGAGCATGCTGAGAGTATCAGCCGCAAGGGATACCAACAGTATCGGCTAAACTTCGCATCTGATATGGCTCTTACTCCAGGATACTCCGACTGTGTACTCGACTTCCTGACTTTTCTGGGTGTCGGTTACAACAGAAAGAAGAGACAGGTGAAGGCGCTGGAAAAGAAATCTGTGGTTTCCGAGCGCAATAAGCACAAGCTCGATGCTTTTGCCAACTGGCTATCCCAGGAGTTCGATCTCTCGAGCAGAACGCAGGAAAGCTACGTCACGGCCATGAAGCTCTTCTATCAGTATGCAGACGACTTCAACACGGAGAACGTGAAACGTTATCTCAAGACGATAGAAGACCAGGGCAAGAAGGCGAATACCATTAATCTTCGCATATCGGGATTCGAGAAGTTTGCCGAATTCGTCAAGAAGCCCATATCGGTCAAACGGCGCAAGCACAAGCGATCGTTGTCTGTAGAGAACGTGCCAACGGAGAAGGAATACGAGGCACTGCTGACCTATCTGAAGGCGAAGCCAAACAAAGACTATTACTTCTTTGTGAGGATACTTGCCACCACAGGTGCCCGACTGCATGAGTTTATGAAACTCACGTGGGAGGACATCGTCCATGGCGAAGTGGTGCTGAAAGGAAAGGGCAGCAAGTACCGCCGCTTCTTTTTCCAGAAGGAGCTGCAGCGCGAGGTGAAGGACTATGTTAAGGAGACTGGCAAGAAAGGCCTTATCTGCCTGAACCGGTATGGACAGACGATGAACCAGCGTGGTTTTTCGGAAAATCTCAAAGACTGGGGCAGGCATGCGGGCATCGACAGCAAGAAGATGCACGCCCACGCCTTCCGTCACTTCTTTGCCAAGATGTATCTGAAGAAGAACAAGGACATCGTGCAGCTTGCCGACCTCCTCGGACACGGCAGCATAGATACTACAAGGATTTATTTACAGAAAAGTTATGATGAGCAACAAAGAGACTTTAATAGAAACGTTACGTGGTAGCACAGAGAATCTTCACACGTTGTGCGACTCGTTCGAGGGAGTGGACATCTACGATGTTACAGGTCATGTAGATACCGCATTCTTCAGCGAAGTATTGCAGGCAGTCAGCCGTATGCAGAGCGTTAACGAGAAACTCGTATATAAGCTGCTGCATCTGCTGGCACCGGAATTCACCGAAAGCAATGACGGCAAATCCGGCAAGCAGGACGGGAAGAAGCTGTCAGCAGAGGAAGTCCTCAAGCAATGTACGTTCAAGGACAATATACTCTATCTGCCCAATGTGCAGCTGAGCAAGAAGACCTATGCCGACGTGAAGCTCTGGATAGGGGAAGCCGGCGGCAAGTGGACGGGCGGCAAGGTGCAGGGCTTCAGCTTCGACTTCGATGCTACCCGAGTGGCAGGCATACTGATGGAGGGCAAGCGGTGCAATCTGGCCAAGGACTTCCAGTTCTTTGCCACGCCACCCGAGGTTGCCGACTGGCTGGTATCGCTGGCAGGCGATTTCAGTCCCGACTGTAAGGTTCTGGAGCCTAGTGCAGGAACGGGAGCCATCATCGATGCCATCCACAGGGTGCAGCCGGACGTGGTAGTAGATTGCTACGAGCTGATGCCGGAGAATAAGGAGAAGCTTTCCAAGCTGGATCATATCCGCCTGCTAGGCGACGACTTCACTCAGGCAGAGCACCCTTCGGAGTACGACCTGATAGTAGCCAACCCTCCCTTCTCGAAGAACCAGGACATCAGGCACGTGATGCAGATGTATCATGATCTCAAGCCCGGTGGAACCGTGGCAGCCATTACTTCCAGGCATTGGCAGCAGGCTTCGGAAAAGGCATGCAGGGATTTCCGCGCATTCCTGGAAGAAGTTTCCGCCCAGGTTTACGAGATAGAGGAAGGTGCCTTCAAGAAGAGCGGTACGGGCGTGGGAACTATCGCTATCGTGATAAACAAACAAGAATTATAACAAATAGAAGATTAAAATTTAAATATATAGGATTATGAAAGATCAGCAGACAAACAATATCGGTACACAGGACGTAGTGAATAATAAAAAGGAGAACGTCGGCACGCAGGGTAAGCCGCTAACTACAGAGGATTTCCATCTGTTGCTTGAAGACAACACCATCGAACTCTCGAAGGCGAGAAAGGCCTACGCTACCGCGATTTCCGACCTTCAGCAGTCGTATGACGATGCCATGGATATCATACTGAAGAAGGAGCATCAGGCGAACGCAGAACTCCGCAAGGCCCGCGAAGAGTTCGAGAGAGCCAAGGAGGGGCACGAACTGTTCCTCAGACAGCTGAAGAGAGAGCGCAACGAAGTAGGACGAATCCACAACGAGGACAAGGCTGAAGCCAAGAACCGCTGGTCTGTCACCAACGAGGAAATTCAGAGCGAGCGTCACAACATCTTCGAGCGCTATAGAAATTCTGGGGGGGCACTCTCGGGAGACATGGAAGGACTCTTGCACCCAGGCTGGACCAGAGACAAGAAAGGAGGAATGAGTGATGAAGAAGAGTAGAAACTACAGAAGACGTATCGCCAAGCTGACAGCCAAGGAGATTAAGAGTTGCCAGTTCTTTTCTACCGAAGGCAGAAAAATAAATGCCAGTAAGGTAGAAATTAAATTTCAGAGAGACAACGATACTGTCGCAACAGTCGCATTCTTCGATGACGCACCACACAAGCAGACAATTATCCGTTGGTTCAATCGTCGCTACTATACTCTGCAATATGGAGCTAAGGAGGCTAAGCCACTCAATATGACTCTGGCCAAGTGGAAATCAGTAGCAATGAATAATAATTAAACTAGTAAATTATGAACAATCAGAATACAGATGCAGCAAAGAAGGCTGCTGAATTGAACGAGGAGAGAATGCACCCTATCTTTGATGAGTGCGAGGTTAACGACTTTGGCGCTGTAAAGCGCGAACACATGCTCAGCATGAACGGCATGTACATTGCCGGCATTACCGATGACCAGCTGAAGGAGATGCACGAGAAGCTTACGGAGCTTCTCACCGGGGAGAAGCCGGTGAAGTACTACTACGGCGAGGCTTCTATTCCTGCCAAGGACCGTGACTCCAATCTGATGTACGACTTCACGGCAGAGGTGATAGACGGGGACAAGTTCCCGCTCATGGAGTGCCTTCACTATATAGAGAAGTTGTTCGAGGACAAGAAGGAGACTCACGACTTGAGCAAGGTTCATATCACCACCTGCTTCGAGATAAGCAAGAAGAACTACGAGGAGTTCCGTGCCTATCGCAAGAAATAGATTTTTTTTGGTTATTACATTATATAAACAATGTTTTTAGTAAATTTTCATTTATTAGGAAACTCAAAATGATGAGACAGAAAGGCGGCGGCTCGTGAGGGTAGCCGCTTTTTCTTTCCCGAAAATTTGGTTTTTCGGAAAAAGCGGTGTATCTTTGCACCCGAGAAGTAATAACGTTGTAACTTTTAAAACTATTGAGATTATGCTAGATACTTTCTTTGGCTTCGTGCAGTTCGTGTCGTTCGTGATTGCGCTTGTTCTTGGACCGTTTATTGTCGGCTCAAGGATGTTCGCAAAATGGCTTGTTTATCTGACTTTATGTACCATATTTACTCCTTTGTTTGGAATACTTATATACGTAAAGTTCTTCAGGTACTAGTCCTTTGCCATATGCTCGCCTGTTATTATATTTGCATTGATAATTAGTAACGAATATGATAACAGACAGTCTTATCAAGAAGAAATTTGTTCATGAGACGCTGCAAGAAGGCATCTTGCAGATATACTCAACGCAGGAAAACGTGGTGCGCAACAACTACCATCGTCGTACAGGCAGGTTGCTCACCACGCTTTCCGCACACTCGTTTGATAGCCAGATATCAGGCGAGAACCGCACCATCTTCGTGCGAATCCTTCCTTATCTCCGTTTCCTCGATATGCAATACCGCCAGCGCAACGACCGCATCAGCAAATTCAAGCGCAGGAACCTTGCACTCTACAACCGTGTGGTATGGGGCGTGCTCTATCACGAGACGTTCCCTAAGCTCCGTTATGGCTTCACGGATGAGATACGCCAAGGCATCCGTCAGGAACTGGAAAAGTCACTCAACCCTCAAAAATCATAAGTTATGGCAAGTAAACATTTAACGGAAGACGAAATCCGCTACACCGTCGATGTGAAGACGGCAGCAGCCCAAAAGGAAATATACCGGCTGGAGCAGCAGAGCAAGAAGCTGCGCTCCGAGAACAAGGCACGGCTCAGCCAGATGATTCAGCTGGAGGCAGCTGGCAAGAAAGAGACTGATACCTACAAGAACCTCAAGAAGCAATATACCGAGACTGGTAAGGAAATTCGCAACCTTACCTCTCAGATAGGTGAGCAGACCAGTAAACTCAATGTGCTTGATATGACTATGAGTCAATTGAAGAAGCAGCAGAAAAGTTTGCAGAAGGAATTTGAAAACACCTCAAAAACGCTCAACCCAGAACTTTATGATATATTGGAGCAAAAGTTGCAAGAGGTAAGCAGTAGAATGGCTGAATTGAAACAGAACGCTAAAAGTTTTGGTGAACTTGCGGCTAGCGACCAAGCTAACGGAATGCTATATGGCAACATGATGACCAAGGCAGCAGAACTCTTTGGTAGTTACGCACAAGGTTTCAAAGATTCCATCAAAGAACTTATTGATGGTGGCTTGGAGATGGCAGAAACCGCCGATGGTGTGACCAAGGCCTTCAAGGATATGGATCAGCCTGACCTCTTGAAGAATCTTCGCAAGGCAACCAAGAACACTGTCAACGATGTGCAGTTGATGACCGCAGCCGTGCAAGCCAAGGACTTCCGCATACCACTCGAAGACCTCGGTAAGTACTTGCAGTTTGCCCAACTGAAGGCACAACAGACAGGTCAGTCGGTTGAATATATGACCGACAGTATCGTAACCGGTCTCGGACGCAAGTCTCCATTGATCCTCGATAACCTGGGTATCTCCGCAGCAGAAATCTCAGAGAAGACCAAGGAGACGGGCGACTTCATGAAGGCTGTGGCAGAGATTGTGGATACCCAGCTTGCCGAGGCAGGAGAGACCTATATCAGCGCAGCCGACCGGGCTGCCCAGAAGACAGTGGAGCTGCAGAATGCCCAGAAGGCGCTGGGTGACGAAATCCTTCCCCTCAAGGAACAATGGGATGATGCCTATGCAGATATGCAGCTGCATACCATCGACCTCATCTCCTGGTGTGTGAAGCATCAGGGCGTGGTGAAGACGCTGGGCATCCTGCTTGCAGCCTTCACGGTTGTAGCGATTGCCACCAGCAACGCCATCAAATCGAACATCGTCGTGACTAAGGGTGCAGCCGCAGCCCAACAGGCATGGAACGTGATATGTGCTACCGGAACCGGACTCCTGAAGCTGCTTCAGGCAGGCTTCTACCTGCTCACGGGCAGGGTGACACTCGCCAAGAATGCCTGGGTAGCCATGAACGCAACGATGAAGGCAAGCGTCTTCGGACTGATTGCTGCGGGAGTGGTACTCCTCGCCATGAAGCTGTGGGAGATGAAGAAGGCAGCCGATGCGGCAGCACAGGCACAAAAAGCGCTCAACGCCATCAAGGCAGAAGCTCAGAGGCAGGTAGTGGAGGAAAAGCTGAAGCTGGAGAACCTGATCAAGGTGGCCAAGGACGAGAAACTCTCCATGGACGAGCGACTCAAGGCTACCGAGGCACTCAACAGGATTGTCCCTCATTACAATGCCACCATCGACCAGACCACCAAGAAATTCAAGGCATCAGACAAGGCGCTGAAGGCTTACATCAACAGCCTGGTAAGACTCTATGAGGTGCAGGGCGCCAAGAAACAGATCCAGGAACTTGCCGAGCAGCGTGCAGGTCTCACCATTAAACTCAGCAAGGCAAAGAGCCGTCTGGCTGATGCCAAGAATGCCCGTGGCTTCCAATATACCACCTCATGGGGCGCTACCGGAAACACGCAGGTGGATGCCGTCTCTCGTTTCAAGTCAGAAGTAGAATCGCTTACTGATGGCATCAACCAGCTCGACAAGCAGATTAGTACCATAGGTAACGCCTTCGGCGAAGATATCATGCACCAGACCGTGAAGGAAGCTTCAGAACCCGAGGTTCCCGGCAGTAACATCGGTGGTGGCAATGACGGCGGAAAAACGGGTGGCGGTCATACCACCGGAACATCATCAGCCCCGAACTCTGATGATATCGCATCAAAGAAGTTTTCTGAAAACCGACAGGCTGATATCGATGCCGCCAACCATGATTACCAGCAGGACGTGAACAACTGGAACATGGCTCTCGCCCAGAAGCAGGTGTCTCAGGATAAGTACGATCTCGCCATGCAGGTGCTGAAGACCCAGCATACTGCCAACATCCTCGCCATCGAGACCTCCTATAGCGAGCAGTCGCAGAACATCGACATCAAGGATGCCGAGAAGAAGAAATCACTCCAGGAGAAGCAGCAGGACAACCAGCGCAAGGCAGAACAGGCACATTTCGACCAGCAGGTGGCAGCCGAGCAGGCTTACCAGGATGCCCTGGCAAAGGTGATGGAGCAGGGGGAGACAGAGCAGGAACTGACCCTGGAGCAGCAGCGCGACCAGAAACTGGAGATACTGAAGGGATATTATCAGGCAGCACTCGACCTCGCCAAGCAGAACGGCGAGGACACCGTGCAGGTGGAGAAGGCGTACAAGGATGCCCAGGCACAGATAGAAAAGGAATACATCGCCAAGCATAAAGAGCTGCTTGATCAGCAGGATGATAAGAAGAAGCAGGCAAGGCAGGCTCTCGGCTTCGACCAGCAGAGCGAGTACGACCAGCAGCTGGTGCAGCTTCAGCAGGCACTCGACAACCAGTATATCACCCAGGAGGAACACGAGAAGAAGGTGCAGCAGCTGAAGAAGGAATCCTTCATGAAGCAGGCGCGGTATTACACCGACCTCTTCAGCAATGCCGTGGGTGCGCTGCAGAATGCCGAGATGGCGAACGTGGATGCCAAGTATGATGCAGAGATTAAGGCTGCCGAGGGCAATACGGCACTCCAGGAGAAACTGGAGAAGAAAAAAGCCAACGAGAAGCTGAAGATACAGAAGAAGTATGCCGACGTGAACTTCGCCATGCAGGCAGCTCAGATCATCTCGAATACTGCCACCTCCATCATGAAGGCATACAGCGAGATGGGTCCGATAGCCGGAAGCGTGGCAGCTGCCCTGATGGGTGTGACGGGTGCAGCCCAGTTGGCGGTGGCGAATGCCGAGCGCCAGAAGGTGAAGCGCATGACCCTCAACGGATCAGCCAGCGGAACCTCTTCAGCAGGCAGTCGCATAGCCAGCGGAAGGGAGAGTGGAGGACGCATCGATGTGGAGCGTGAACAGGACGGCAAGCACTTCAATGCCGAATTCTCGCCTGGCAAGCGTGGGTACATCGATAAGCCTACCGTCATCGTGGGCGAGGGTCCCAAGGGCAGAAGCAAGGAATGGGTGGCATCGAATGCAGCCCTGGAAAATCCTACCATCGCCCCGCTCATCAGCCTGATGGATGCAGCCCAGCGTGCCGGACAGATAAGAACCTTCGATATGAGCAAGTATCTGATGGCCATGCAGGGCAGGGCACTGGGTGGAAGTATTGAACAGGGACCTGCTCCGTACCCGCTCCGTACCCGCTCCGTACCAAGTCTTAGCGGGGCTGATTCCTACGTCGGGACGCAGGAATTCTTACGTCGGGATGCGGAAATTCCTGCGTCGGGACGCAGTAATGAGGAGCTCCTGGCACTGGTCAGGGAACTTCGCGACAACGGAATCCGCGCCTACGTGGCGCTTTCTGACCTCGATGCCAAGCAGGAACAGAGAAACCAGGCAAGGAAGTTTGCCAAGAAATAAAATCTTCAGAACATGAAAATAACGAATCTTGATAAAGGAAAGGCCTACCAGCTTGGCGAATCTGCCAAGCTGGAGGTGGAACGCACCAACCCGTTCTTCAATGACTACGGGGAGAGTACTTCTCCTCTGGATATTCCGGCAAGCGACTACAACCGCATGATACTGGGATACCCTGACACCTTCGGCTTGAGAGAAAAGATGGTGGCCACGAACGTGAGCATCGAGGACGGAGAATATTTCGCCCAATGCCGGCAAATCATCCTCTCTGCGCAGCATAAGGGAAATATCTCTTCCTCGTTCTACATCAACGACGGATCCTTCTACTCGAAGATACAGAACGTGAAGCTGAAGAGCATCTTCAAGGACGAGATGATACCGGGGTGCAGCAACATCGACCAGTGTATCGACTTCTGCCGGTCGCTCATCGGTGGCAGCAACGAGAACTACGATATCTTCCCCGTGCTGCTTACCGATGATTCTGGCAAGGATACGGGCTACAACTACAAGATACTGAATGCCTGGGGCGACATAAAGCAGCTGAAGGATGCCAAGTACTGGAGGTTCAAGGATGCCGGAGGCTACGAATACGTAGATGCACCATGGGCGTGGGATTTCTGTCTGTATAACAAGAGCGATGCCATGTTCCAGGGCGAGGCAAGCAGAACCGAGTATGTGAACGAGATACCGGTGAGCCTATCCAGGGGTTACTACATTTCCCCGTTTATCCGTGCCAACTACGTGCTCAAGCGTGTATTCGCCTACTTCGGCTACGAGCTGAAGGAAAATTTCTTCACCCGCACAGAACCCTTCAGCAAGATGGTTCTGGTGAACAACGTGATAGACGTGATGGTAAACGGGCATATCCGCATAGAGGATCTCCTTCCCGATGTGTCGGTATCTGATTTCCTCTCGGTTTTTCGGAAAAAGAATGACTAAAAAAGCAAAAAATAGCAGATTTGAGCTTTTGTTTTGAGTTTCAAGTGGTTGTG